GGAATATCAATCTTTAGTGCCATATTTTTTACCCGATAAATATACTAGTTATATACATCTATTTATGGAGATCAAAACCGGTGGAAAATCCTACAGCAAATCCTTTATCTAAACATTTTAGACAACCTGCAATTTATTTAAAATTGCCCAGTCAAGGTAAATTTTATCCTAACGGTTCTATTGAACTATCCGCTACTGGGGATATACCTGTATACCCTATGACAGTTAAAGATGAATTGACATTAAAAACCCCAGATGCTTTAATGAATGGCGAGGGCATGGCTAATGTAATACATAGTTGTTGTCCAGCAATTAAAGACCCATGGATTATTCCTGCTGTTGATCTAGATGCCATCTTTATCGCTGTTCGATTAGCTAGTTACGGTTCAGGTATGGACATTGACACTACCTGCCCGCATTGTAAAGCCGATAACGAAAGCACTATCAATTTAACTATGATGTTAGACAATATCAAACCAGTGACCAATTACAACTATCCAGTAACTGTCGATAATCTACAATTTAAATTCAAACCGCAAAGCTATCGAGATGTAAACAAGTTAAACCTTGCTACGTTCGAAGAACAACGCCTAATTCAAAATATTGTAAGCAGTGATTTGTCAGATGAAGAAAAGAAACGTTTGTTTGATGAAAGTTTTGAAAAAATAACTAGACTAAATGTTGAAATGCTAATCGCCAGCATTGACAGTATCACAGTAGAAGGCGCTACAGTTAATAACACTGCTCAAATAAAAGAATTCTTAGATAACTGTAGTAGACAGACCTATACTGCTATTAAATCATCAATTGAAAAATTATCCACATTTAATAGAATAGAGCCATTGGATCTTACCTGTGGTGAATGTGAAAAGACTTATCAATCAGGACTAGTATTCGACCAAGCAAATTTTTTCGAATAAGGCTTTTGTCTCTTAGCGTTCAAGAGATATCAGATTTAATTGATCAATTTGATAGAGAGACAAAAGCCCTACGTAGCGAAATACTTGAAATGTGTTGGCACATGCGTGGTGCTCTGAGTTATGACGAGGGGATGTTATTAAATCGCAGTGATAGAGAAATTATTGCTGATATGATTAAGAAACACATGGATACTACTCAGAAATCGGGATTACCTTTCTTTTAATAAAAGTCATTATATTCCATACAAGAGTGTTTGTGTGGCATATATTCTAGACTAATCCATTTGTATCGTATAATTCGTAATATATTCCATACAAGAAAGATGTCTTTGACATCTGCGTTATCGCTATCGCTCAACGCTTTTCCTTCTAATCTAAATTACGTTAGTTAATTTGAATTACTGTACTGCTCTTAAACGTTATCATCCAGATTTGGTCATACTTCACCTATCCGAGGCAAAGTATAAGTCGCATCATCCGAGTTGACAGTCATACTAACTAAAAGAGATTGTTAATCAATAACACGGAGGCGGTCAGCCGGTACCCCCTACTCTAGCTTCTTCTGACGGGTGCTGTATAGCCATAGTTAGCTAACTATACTAGTCACGTGAGTTGTATTGCTTTTTCTTCAGAGCTCACATCATTTGGCGTTTAGGCCTAATTGATCGTCGGTGCCATCCAGTGTCTAGTCTACTCTAGACGTTCCAAGTGCGGCCATTACGCGAGCACCATCTCCTCTGGATACAGAACTTAATCTGCAATAGGGCTGTTACTACTTTAAATCTTTAAATCTTTAACGGAATTTTTGCCAAGTTTGATTTGAATAATGCCATTGTAGTTGTTCTCACGCAGTAGCACACCTTCTTTAAACTGATAATATGCTTCTAGGTAGTTTGTTTCGCCACGACTGCTACACAAATGAATAATTTCGCGAGTAAACTTATCTTTGCCTAAGGTTTCGACGTCTGCTTGTAGTCTTGGACTAGATCCCCAGTAGGTCTTCCAGTCTGTTTCTATAACTTCGTGTCTTTTGTTTTTCTTGCCTTTTAGAGGTGGTCTCTTCTTGATGGTAGTAAAGTATTTGCGGCCAATATAATCGTGCCCGTTGGTTGTATTAGTTATTCTGTATATAAAGCCATAATAAGTGCCAATATCCCCGGAATCAAAGATAGTACCATTATAAGTCCAGGGATATTCGTAAGCCATAAAGCTATTTATTTCGCAGCCATTGCGTTTTTCTTCTCTTGGATTTCAGCACGACGAGCTTTAGCTAGTTTACCTAAATCACCAAGTGCGCCACGAGCGCGAGTAGCTGCCGCTTTAACACCTTTATCTTCAAACTTAGCATGTTCTGCTAAGTATGTTTCGTATGCTGCTACAATTTGTTCATGATTTGTTGCCATTTTTACTTCTCCTTTTGTGTTGTTATTTACTACTAAAGTTTACATACAAAATAATTTCTTCTACAACAGAATTAGTTTGTATAGTTGTTGCGTATTTAATGAAATTAGCTATATCTCCACAATCTACGCCGTTTCCGGTCCACGATGGTCGTGACCTAGTTAACTCTGTATCTAATCTATCTGGAGTAATTAATGTCGTCTTAAATTTTACTAAATCATTTTTAAATGCCATTGTACATTGACGGCTAGCATGTGTTAGAGCAGATTTAGCTATGCGATAAGTTTCGAAGCTAGGTTCTGGAGCAACAATATGTTCTGCCCCTACGCTACCTATATTAAAAATCCATCCTTCTTTACCTGTGTCTTTCCAGGCTTTGTACACTTCTAGTAATACTTGAACTTGGCCAAAGTCTGCCCACTCTTCTTGTGGTGGACCATCAAATGCGTTATTGATAAAAATATCATAGTTTAAACTTTTCTGTGCTATTTCTTTAGCATGCTTAGTAATATCAAACCCATCAACTCGGCTAATACTGTCACCACCGAATTGTAAAGTTAATTCTTGTCCTAATCCTCTATTACCACCTGTTACTAATACTTTCATTTAATTTGATCCCATACTTTAGTTAATTTTGTGCCGCAGGTCATAGCACATTCAAATATTCTGCCTTCATCTAAACTTTTATTCCAACTATCAACGACGTGTTGCCAGAACCCGTTAGCAAATATTTCTTCTAGCGAGTGATTATTAATGTTTAAGTTTTCTTTACCATAGTAATCTACGATAGTTTCAACTTGATTTTTACCATCTACAAAACTTAAACTATTTGCTCCCGGTAAACTACCATCACGGAAACGTGCGTCGTATAGATTGTGTGTAAAAAAGTTACAGGGTAATACTAACCCTTCTGCACTAATAATAACCTTTTTGCCTAGTAAGGCATCACATTTAATTTCTGTGGTACTGAAGTAATCCTTTATATTAGGATATTCGTGCTTAAGGTTAATTAAGTTTAACATTGACCTGTTACGGAAGTCTATCTTTTTTGGCGGATGTAGAGTATAGTCTTTGCTTGGCCAATTAGACATCTCTTCGACTGTGCTGTGATTGAAGAATCTTCCTGTTGCTCTAGGTAAAAATGACTCAAATCCCATGTCTTGACTTAACTGTCTTGCTTCTTCAACTTGATGTTCATTGTGCGCAAACACAATATAGTTCCACTGTGCTTTTCCACCAGCACGAATAAATGCCTGTACATTAGGCATTAGTTTATTCCAATTAACATTTTTTCTATAGATATGATTAGTGTCGGCTAATCCATCTATGCCAAAATCTATCTTACCATATCCGTTTAATATCTGTGCTAGCTCGGCCCACCAGTCTGGGTTTCTAATCCCGCCGTTGGTATGTATATACAACCATACAGTTGGACTTTTCTTACGAAAATCTTTAAGGATATCTAAAAAATCTGCGTGTGCTATCGGATCACCGTAGCTGCCACAGAAAAACACCTGTCGTATACGCTGTACTAACTCTGTAGGGAATGCGCGATCTAATGCTTCTCTACTAATAGAGGTCAATGGCATATAAGGATTTATGCCCTCTCCTAAGTTATTACGAGGGCATTGTGGACAAGCAGCATTACACAGACTTGTTATTTCGATTTGATATTCGTCTATTAGATTATAGTTAAACAACGTCTACATCCGTATTGTATGTTGTAAAACCATTTTCTTTTACTACGGTTAAAATATTATTTACACGACTGGCTAATTCATCTTTGTGTGATACTAACCACACGCTTTTATTACTTTCACGTGTCATTTTCTTAAGGATAGCCAGCGCATTTTCTACACCTGAAGTATCCATACCTGAATCAACAAGCTCATCAATAAACAATAAGTTAATCGGTTGATACAAACTTTCCCATACATCACGGAACGCCCATGACAAGCTAAGGATAAGTCTATTGCGTTCTCCACGGCTTAAATTATCGAAGTCTAACTCTCTGCCTAGTTCTTCAATTTGTACACTTAGATCATTTAAGAATTTAACCTGATGAGGTAAGCCAATCTTATCTAAGTAATAGCTTAAGCGAGCATTTAAATAACTTAAGTTTTGATCAATAATACATTTACGAATGTAACTGTCTTTGTTAGTTAATAGTTTGTGTAAAAACTCTTGATGTTCTTTAATACGTACTAGATCATTCATATTAGTATAATCAATTTCAGCAAGTGCTGTGGTGCGCATTTCGGCAATCTGTTCAGTATAAGGATCTGTTTCTATCTGTTTACTAGCTAATTGTGTTTGTAGGCTAGCTACAGTACTACGATGATGGATAGCATCTTCTTCTTTATCATAGTAAACTTTAGGTGGCACACCTAATTCTCCTAGTGCTGATTTAGCATTGCCTAGATCTAATAGTAATTTTTCAGCAGTGCTATAAGCTAAAGCTGACTCCTCTAACGATGCTTGTTTAGCTGCTAATACTTCTTCATGCTTGCTATCATGTAAGTCTTGACCACAAGCATAACATTTGTGGTTGTTTAAGTCAGCAATTTCTTTGTCTAATTTGTTAATAGTTTTTTGCTCGCGATCCATATCACCGCTAGCACGTTGTAAAGCTGTGTTAAGATCGGCTAGATCTCTACGCTTTTGATTATATGCTGTGAGTTTTTTGTGAGCAGCAATTTCAGCGTCAATGTCGATGTGAGATAATTCTTCGATAGCGGCTTCTAATTTAATAATATCTTCTGTGTGTTTAGTCTGCCACATTGTTTGTCTACGTTCTAAACTAACAATCTGTTCTTCGATACGTTTGTTAGCATCTGTGATAGCTTTGATATTAAACTCTTCTTGAGTGATAGCATCTTTTGTTGCCTTACTCTGTTCTTTAAGTGCTTCTGCTTTTTCACTTAATAGAGTAATACCAAGCAATTGCTCAATAATAGTACGTTGTTCGTTAGCTTTAAGACTTAAAAACGGTTCTGTGTAGGTATTTAAAGCCACAATGTGCTTAAACATGTCATGGCTCATGCCCAACATACGTTCAATTTCTGCTTGCGTTTCTCGACTGTCGCCTTGACTGTTATCGTCTTTGGCTTCCTGTTCGATATCTCCGATATAAAACTTCATTACATTATGCTTACGACCGCGCTCAATCTTATAGTCGACTCCATTTACTTCAAACTCAATAGTAACTAACATGTTCTTAGCGTTAGTCTTATTGATTAAATTATCCTTGCGAATATTAGTTAAAGCATTACCATACAAAGCATAGCTCAAAGCATTGATAATAGTAGTTTTACCTGTACCATTACGTGCGCCACTGTCGTCACCACCTAGGTCAATATTTTCACCTAGCACTAAAGTTAAATCTTTGCGATCAAAGTCAACTGCTTGCGTAGCATTACCTACGCTCATAAAGTTTTTTACTGTGAGATGTTTAATTCTGAACATGAGTATAAATTAAATCCGCTAAATGATGATGTCCTTCTTCTAAAATGTGGCCTCCTGGACCACATTTGAAGTCTGAACAAAGTTGTGTTATATAAAAGTTATTCCATTTATAAAATTTAGAAATATCAATTAAACTTATATAATATTGTATTTCGTTGTATTCGTCAAAAATTTGTTTATCATTCATTGAATCAAAATTAATTAATTCCTTAACAGATTCGATAAAATTATCTTTGTTTGATAGCCAGCGAACTAATTGATTATCCATAGTATTAATCATTAGATAATTTTTTGATTTTAATAAATTTTGTAATTGTATAATTTGTTGTAGCCAAAGTTTAAAAGCAAATAATTCATTGTACCACACTGAATAGAGTGTTTTGCCCCAGTCGGCGTAAAACTTTTCCTTGCCGTAAAGCGTATGCTCTAACATTGGGTTAAAATTTATTTCAAAGTTGTTGTCGTTTTTGTAAAATGTAAATCTTGTATATGTAGTCCAAGCAATCAAATATAAATTATAATCATCTTTAAGATTTTTAATTGTCTGGTAAACAGTTCTTTGATTCGTTCCACCTCTTACAGCATCATTAAATACAGACTGTTTTAATTTGTTTCCTAATAAAATCGGCCAAGCAGAGTGTTGTGGGTTTTTAAGCTCATCGCCATATGTAAAACTGCATCCGCAAGCATAGATCATAGATGTCTATAGATATCTAGAAGTAAGTTAGGATCGTAGTGATCACTGTTAATGTTTGTTAGATTATTTGTAACGATAGTATCAATACTTTCAAACTGTACATTACCTAGTTGAATGTCCTGGCCGATATCCATGTTCTTAGCAGGTATTAATGTAAGCTCTCGTAAATTATAAGTACCCACAAACGTTTCTTTAATAAAAGTAGCTTCTTCATAGGTAATGTCAACGTCAATATTAACACGGCAGTGCATATCTTTTAATAATAAATTTTCTGGAATGCGTAGAATATCACTTAGATTGTACACACGATACTTAGGTTGATCAGGCCACGCATGAAATTCAGGAGCCTTACCCCAATCCAAGATCATCATACCCCGATCATCGTCGCCGGCATCGGCATAGTTGTGTGGGAAACAATTACCAATATAGGTAATATTTTTAGTTGATTGACGTTTGTGGAAATGGCCGGTAAACACGTGATCTATGTGGCCAAAATGCTCGCCTCGTAGTTCGCCGTGTTCTGGCATCTGTACCATGGCATTCATAAAGAAATGTGGTAATTCAAAATGCCCAAATACGTATTTGCCCTTTAATTTAGGTATCCGCTTATGATCGTCACCAACGAGCCAAGGAGCAATGACAACGTCACTGTCTGAAAACCAGTCATTAACAATTTTAACGTTGGGTAAGTGCTTGGCCCATTCCACGCTTTGTACGTCACGCTTGTCTCTATAGTAGAGATCGTGATTGCCAGGGATAAAGTATACAATATCAAAAGCGGCATTTAATAACTCCAGGGCTTGTAAACTATAGTTAAGTGTGACAATATTAATCGCCGCACGATTATTGTGCCAATCGCCTAAAAAGAAGCAAGTTTCACATCCTTCTTCCTTGGCTTTAGAGATAAACCATTTAACAAAGTTTAAACAATCGTCATTGTGAGTTTGACTATTGCTTTTTAAACCGAAATGAATGTCAGTGAGCACTGCTGCTTTTTTAAATAAGTTAGCCATATAAATTAGTATACGTGAAATAAACCCCGCAGGTCTATGCGAGGTTTACCAATTATTCATCAGCACCCCAACCACCACCACCCCATTCTCCCTGACGTGTGTAGCTAGGATTGTAATTGTTCATTTCTAAGATATCATCGCGAATATTTTGATTACGTTTTTCAATGTTTAATACACGAGTAAAACTATTTGTAATAGCCGCTGTATAATATGCGAATGGATTTTGTGATTTGGCTTCGTCGAACTGTAGACCAATTTGACTTAGTTGTAATAGTGCTTGACTGCGCATTTCGTCGTTATATGTATAACCACGCCAGTTTGACCTAGTAGCATAGCGTTCGCATAACTTAATAAACATGTGTGCTAGTTTAGGAGTCATTGCGCCATGGTCTTTGCTGAACTTGCCTTTTTCTAAGCCACCTTTCCAATGACTTTTGCCGACCAGATACGCATGACCTTCTTCGTCTACTTTATAATGTTGAAATGGTGGAAAATTAACTTTAGTATATTTTGTAGCACCTTTAATCACTACTGGTTCGTCATATTCGGTTTCAAAGTTGTCTTCATCAGCATCATATTCTTCTTGTGCCTTAGCATCTGCTTTCTTTTGCTTTGCTTCGTCGATGGGTATATGTTCCCAGGTCATAACGCGGAATACTACATCTGTACTTGGAGTATCTTTTAAAGGAGTTGAATATTCGTCTAATTTCTTTTTTATACCGTTTAATAAATCTATTTCTTGTAATTCTTTTGCTAGTCTCTCTATACGGGCTTTACGTGCTTCTTCTATGTGCTTTTTGGTAATTTTGTCAACACCAGACACAATCATATCATAGTCTTTGTTACTAGGGTCAACAAAACTACAAAATGTTGACTTACTTTTATGAATTTCTTTTAATATATCTTTATTGTTTAGGTAATTCACCTTTCTCATGGTTTAGAGGATTCCTTTTAATATACTACTATTATAATGTCAATAAATATAGTAAAGCAAGAGGCATTATATAATATGGCACTTAATTTATCTGGATTTTTAGGTCAAACTAGCGGATTAAATCTACCATCAGCATTTGGTGGTGGATCAAATACTCCTTACGACTTATTAAATCCGTCTACTAGTCGATTAGCTATCGCTGGACTTATTCCTGGCGGCGCAACTAGTAGTCCAACAGCAACTCCGCAAATAGGCTATCAAAATGCCAGCACACAAGGAGGAGCATCAGCAGCATCAGAAGACGATTGGCGTGTTCGCGTTAGTCTAAGCCCAAATTGTCCAGTGTTTTATAATGACCCTACTATACTAGCTAGCAGTTTATTATATCCGCTTAAAGGAACTAATGGAGTTATTTGGCCATTCACACCAACAGTAAATTTAACGCATACTGCTAATTATTCATCAACTGCCCTTACACATAGTAATTATCCCGCGCACTTTTATAATAACTCAGAAGTGGCAGACATCACAGTTACTGGAGAATTCACCGTACAATCAGCAGCAGATGGACAATATTTAATGGCTGCAATTTACTTTTTTAGATCTGTGACTAAAATGTTTTTTGGACAGGGTGCTAACGTAGGCAATCCTCCACCGATTGTATTCTTAGATGGCTACGGCAGTCACTACTTACCTCATGTACCATGTGTAGTAACTAGCTTCAGTCATACTATGCCTAATGAAGTAGATTATATTCAAGTACCTATAACTAGCACAACCTTAACCAGCACATCATCTCCAGCGATAGCTACAGATGTTAATCCAATCGGTCAAGGCGGTGGATTATCAAATCTAAATCAAAATGCTCCAAATTGGAACTTAGCAGGAGAAACAGGAAACGAATCAGCAGCCGCCAAGTTAGCACAGAATAATGCTGCCGCAGCCGCAACTAAAACTAGTTATAGTAGCATTACTACTACAACCAGAGTTCCTACTGCTAGCACAATTAGTGTAACCTTACGTCCAGTCTACAGTAGAAATAACCTACACAATCGATTTGATTTAAGTAAATTTGCTAGTGGCGGATTATTAGGAGCCAAAGACGGTAGCTACGGAGGATTTATCTAATGGCTGTTTCATATAGCAAAACTAGTCCGTATGTTAACACTGATATCTATAGTTTCTTTTTAGACGTTGCTAATATTCCTAGCATACCTATTGATCCTTCAGATGTACAATATCAAATTGATGCCATCTATAAAAATCGTCCCGACTTACTAGCGTTTGACTTGTACGGAGATGCGGGATTATGGTGGGTGTTTTCGGTGCGTAATCCTAATGTACTTCAAGATCCAGTATTTGATTTTATTCCGGGTGTAATTATCTACGTACCTAAAAAACAAAATCTAACATCAGCACTGGGAATTTAATCAATGGCTGATCAACAAGATAATCAGGTCGCAATCACAGCTGGGACAGCTGAACAACAATTAGCAGTTATTCCAGCACCGCAGGCGCCTGACGCAACAACTACTACATCTCCTTCACCAGGGTCAGCATCTATACCAGGTGAAACATTAAGCAAATCAGAGCAAACAAATTTAAATAATCCAACAGCTGACAGTAATCAAAATCCAACAGATACTCCTACGGGTCCTGCGACCAGTGAATCCGCATTTGGCCCGAATGCCAAATATTATGATTTTAGTAAGATGTCGGCTAGTCAAATAGCCGCCACAGGGACAATTGGTGGAAGCCCGTATGCGGCTAATACTACTTCATCTAGCCCGGATGCCATAACTAGTGCTGGGACTGCTCCTATAACCAACAGATTACATAATTATCCTTCGTATACCTATGGGTTAAGTTGGCACGGTCTTACAGATACACAATATAACAATGTAGTTCAAAATCAAACATATACACCAGCTAATGTATTAGTAGCTAGCGCAGGTAGATATGGTTCAGATTTTCCAAGAAACGAATTCTTTACCGACGATTTTTACTTCGATAATCTAGATATGACTACAATTATTGGACCAAATGATAATTCAAGAAATACTAATGCTATAGAATTATCATTTACTCTAATAGAGCCCTATGGATTTACTTTAGTTGAACGTATGTTACAGTATGCGGATGCTATTAAATCTGGCAATTATTTAGATATGCCTTATCTATTACAAATTGACTTTTTTGCTATAGACAACGCAGGTAACATAGTAGGCTCAATTGAGTCGTTGCGTAAACGAATCCCTATTAAATTAATTAAGATGGATATAAAGGTTTCCAATAGAGGAGCAGAATACAGTATACAAGCTGTGCCATTTAATCATTCAGCTTATGATTCGTCATCAATATCTACTCCAGCAAACTTTGAAGTAGTTGGGTCTACTGTGGGTGACTTTTTTACATCAACAGAAGATGCTCAGACCACGGAACAAGCAAATTCGGCAGTACAAAGAGAAACTCCTCAGTCGCAAACAACTCCAACAAATTCTGCGAACACTAGTGCAGGAGCAACTAACCCAACTAATACAACTCCGCCACCTCCAACGTTTACTCAAGTAAAATCATACGGTTCTGCTATTAATGCTTGGAACTCAGCGTTAAAAAATGCCGGAAAACAAGATACTGCTGATGTTTACAAATTTGATATAGATCCTATTATAGCAGGATCTGGCTTTACTAAACCCAAAAGTGTTGATCCTAAAGCAGTACCAATGAAAGATACAAATAACACTGATGATCAAATTCAGATGCGCCGAGCTGTAGTTCCAGGAAGCAATCAAGGAGTATATGATAATAGTAAAGTAATTTTTCAAGTCCAATCCGGTACAACCATTGAAAAATTACTAGAACATATTATTAGAAGTAGTGATTATGTACAGAAACAATTAATTGTTCCGGAAGACCCAGACTATGCGTCTCAAAAAGAACAATATAAAGATCAGCCTCTCAATTGGTTTAAAATTGTCCCATCGGTTATACTAACAGGATTCGACAATGTTAAAAAAGTGTGGGCTAGAGAGATAACATATTCAATTAAACCTTATAAAATTTACAATATTCGTAGTGATGTTGGCCCTCAAGGAGTACAGATATACCCAGTGAAAGCCTACAATTATATCTACACAGGTCAAAATGATGATGTATTAGATTTTGATATAATTTTCAATGCTTTATACTATACACAGGTTACAGCATATAGAGATAGTCTATCGTCTTTAACTAATACCGGAGATTCTAGTATAGTTCAAGATCAGACTGATAATAGTCCTAGTTACAGCGGCAGTGACAATACAATAGTTCAGCAGGCTAATGCTGTAACTCCAACAGTTAAAAAGAATATTGTACAAAATTCACAAGCGACAGCCACCGGCGGCGCAACTACAGCTAAAGAAGTAGCTAGCCTTGATCTAGTAGATAGTCTGATGACCAATAGTCAGGCCGATATGTTAAATTTAAAATTAAAAATTATTGGTGACCCTGACTATATTAAACAAGATGATGTATTTTATAGAACTACTAATAACACTAATGCAGCTCCAACTAAACCCACAGGTGATACTAGACTAATTAACAATGGTAGTTTAGTCATGGATGACGGTTGCTTATACGTACAGGTATTATTTAGAACTCCGACTGATATCGATGAAAGTACAGGATTGATGAAGTTCGATAGCAAATATACCCATAGTATTTTTTCTGGATTATATCAGGTATTGACAGTTAAGAGTTCTTTTGCTCAAGGTAAATTTGAACAAGAATTAGAGCTAATACGTTGTCCAAGGCAGCAGGCATTTGACTATGTTAACGGACAACAGAATACAAATTCTGATAATAGAAAACCATTGACAGTACAAACAAATCCTGGAATATCACCACCGGCACCTATTCCAACTATATTAGTGTCAGGCGGCAATGCTTCAACTGATACCGCTAATGCCACAGATACAGGTGATACTACTACAGGACAAGATCAACCAATAGCTCAGGCACAAGCGGTTGAGCCGCCAGCACAAACTGACCCAAATGCAGCAGACCTGGCAGAAGTTAATGCTACTGCTCCGACAGCAGATATCACAGCACAAAATCAACCACAAGAATAGGAAATAAACAATGGCAATCGATAATAGAATAGGTAAAAAAGTAGCCAAAAATCTACGTAGAGAAGAAGCCCCTAATACTCGTGTGGATCCGTTTCCTTATATAGGCATAGTTAAAAACAATCTAGATCCGAGTCGATCAGGTAGACTTCAAGTATGGATCCCTGATCTAGGTGGTATTGAGGACGACAGTAAAAACTGGCGCACAGTAAGTTATGCTAGTCCATTCTCAGGGCACACTACACAAAAACAAAAATCAACAGACCCTGATCCATCTACTAATACATTCTCAACAGTGGAGCATACATATGGCATGTGGATGGTTCCGCCCGACATAGGTGTACAGGTCATAGTGCTATTTGTGGCGGGTGATCCATTACGTGGTTATTGGCTAGCATGTATTAATGATAATCTAAGTCATTATATGATTCCTGGATTAGCTGGATCATCAGAGGTAGATACTACTTCTGCTGCAACTCCGTCTGGTTATTCTAAAGGTGATATTGTTCCGGTTGTAGAATTTAACGAAAATACTGCTGACTTTACTTCACAGACATTTTACAATAGTTTAAAACCTATACATGAGTATCAATATAATATTTTAAGAACACAAGGTTTAGAAAAGGATCCTATCAGAGGAGCCATTAGTAGTTCTAGCCAACGAGAAAGTCCTAGCCATGTATTTGGTATCAGTACGCCTGGCCGCCCAGTTAATGATCCGGCAGATACCGAAGAAACTAAACAAGCATATTTAAACGGACTTCAAAGCGGTGCCATTGACCCTAAGTATCTAACTGTTAAAGCACGCAAAGGTGGACACACATTTGTCATGGATGATGGATCAGATGTAGGTGTAGACCAATTAATACGTTTACGCACTGCTACCGGCCACCAACTGTTAATGAATGACTCAGAAGACATCATTTACATTGCCAATGCTGACGGTGATACCTGGATAGAATTTTCTGCTGATGGTGTAATGAATTTTTATGCCAAGGGTGGATTTAATGTTCGTTCAGAAGGCGCAATAAATCTACACAGCGACTCTGATCTAAACATCAATAGCCAAAATTTAAATATCAACACAGGTAATTTTACGTTAAACAGTTCAAACTCACTGTTACAACAAACAGCCTTGACATTAGAAGCTACTGGTGTAGCGGCAATCAAAGCGGTTGAATTTAATGTTGACAGTGCTAGTACATTTTCGATTAAAGCCGGAGGCAAGGGTGTAATAGATTCTGGCGCCGGAACCCAAACTGACAGTGGTGGCGCTGTAAGTTTAAAATATAATAAAAAATTAGTGCTTAATAGTCTATCTGACACTACACAATCTGGAACTACCTGGACTTCAAACCCGGGTGTATTAAGTACAATAGTAACAGTGGCTCCTACACACGAACCATTTAATAGAGGACAAGGACAGGTATTTTCAGCTCCGATTAGTACAGGTATACAACCAAGTACCTACTCAGGTTCGGTCGATGCTACTAAAAACGCACAATCAACAGGTATTAAAAATCCAGCCACAGTACAAGATTTACGTAATCAACCTAAGTGTGATTGTTCAATTGGTAATTTAACCAGCGACCAGTTAACTGCTTATTTTGCTACCATTGGTAGGAGCGAAAGTGGCGGCAACTACAATACCACAAACTCGATTGGCTTTGTAGGCAAATATCAGTTTGGTTATGGTGCGTTAGTAGATGGCGGTTATGTTAAAAGTTCATGTAAATCTAATGCTCAATTACAAAACCCTAACAATTGGGTAGGCAAAAACGGATTAAACAGTGTACAAGATTGGTTAAACAATGGACCCGAACAAGAATCGGCAATGTGTGCTTATACTAAACGTAACTATACCAGCATGGTTAAGATAGGAGCAATTACTACAGATTTAGATCCAGCCGGTGTTGCTGGTATGTTAGCAGTTGCGCACTTACTAGGTCCTGGCGGTGCTAAACAATATCGCAACGGACAAAATTCAGCCGATGCTTATGGCACAACAGGAGCAACATATTTTAACAAAGGTCAGTATGCAGTAGCAGTGCTAGCACCACAAATGACCACAGTAGACCAAGGCTAAATACGTATATGGCAAACATCTACAAAGGATTTAGTACACTAGCAGGATCGAGAAATTTTCGATTAACTGACTTTGATCTGATCAAACAGGATATCTTAAACCACTTTAATATTCGTAAAGGTGAAAAGTTAATGAATCCTAACTTTGGCACAATCATATGGAATGTACTTCACGAGCCATTTACTGAAGAATTAAAAGCAGTTATATCACAAGATATACAAGCAATTGCTACCTACGATCCTCGCGTGAGTTTTGAAAATATTGTCATCACAGAATTTGATCAAGGTATTCAAATTGAACTACAATTAAAGTATGTTCTTACTAATCAAACTAGCGTAATGCTGGTTAATTTTAATAATCAAACTAACACTCTAACAGCCGCGTAATAAACTACGTACATTTTATTCCTGATAAATACTACATAACAGGAACAAAGCATGGCAAACACGACAAGACAAACGAGTTTATTAGTCGCAGAAGATTGGACTAAGCTCTATCAAACTTTCCGTAACGCAGATTTTCAAAGCTATGACTTCGAAACTCTACGTGCTACAATGATCAGTTATCTTCAGATTTATTATCCTGAAGACTACAATGACTTTATTGAATCTAGTGAATTTATTGCCCTAATTGACATGATTGCCTTTATGGGTCAATCATTGGCCTTCCGAGGTGATTTGAACGCACGTGAAAATTTTATTGACACAGCACAACGTCGTGACAGTATTCTTAAACTAGCACGTCTAGTTAGCTACAATCCAAAACGCAATATTAATAGTCGTGGTTTCTTAAAATTTAACAGCGTTAGTACCAGCGATACTATCTATGATAGTAACGGTATTAATCTAAGTGGACTAGTTGTTAACTGGGCTGACGCGGGCAATACAAATTGGTTAGAACAATTTACATTAATTATTAACAATAGTCTGAAGAATGGTCAGGTTATTGGCAATCCTAGTAACAGTCAAGTAATCAACGGCATCACCTATGACGAATACCAAATTAATCTAGTACCTAATATTTTACCAACATTTACGTTCTCAGAACCAGTTGCCGGTAGCAACATGACCTTTGAAGCAGTCAGTGGTACTAGTTCAGGTAAATCATATATCTATGAAGTTAATCCGTACCCAAGTGCTCCGTTTAATATTATCTATGAAAATGACGGTCTAGGTAATGGAAGTGCTAACACAGGATTCTTTGTATATTTTGTTCAAGGTAGCTTACAAAGTCAAGATTTTACCTTTGACGAAAGTGTGCCAAATCGCGTTTATAGTATTAACACAAACAATATTAACAACACAGACGTTTGGTTATATAGTGTTAATAATGATGGTAGTTTGAATACTCTATGGCAACAAGTGCCAGCAGTGGCCAACACCAACGTTATCTACAATCAAAGTACTAATCTAAACATCTATCAAGTGAATAGCCGAGCAGGTGATCAAATTGATCTAGTATTTGGTGACGGAAGTTTCTCTAACATTCCACAAGGTCGTTTCCGTTTATACTACAGAACAAGTAACGCCTTACAATACAAAATCACTCCTGATGAAATGCAGGGTGTAATTATTCCTATCAACTTTGTAAATGCGCAAGGTGTAGTACAAACAATTACTATCAATGCTAGCTTACAGTACACAATTGCTAATTCAGCAAATAGAGAAAGCATTGACGATATTCGTCAAAAAGCACCACAACAATTCTACACACAGAATCGTATGGTCACAGGTGAAGATTATAACATCTTACCTTACACATTGTTCAGTGATATTTTAAAAGTTAAAGCAGTTAATCGTACTAGTTCCGGTATTAGTCGTTACTTAGATGTAATCGATGTAACTGGCAAATATTCAAGCACTAACATTTTCTGTGACGACGGTATACTATATCGAGATCCATTTACTAATACATTTAGTTTTGATTATGTTACTTCAAACGATATCTATCGTGTGATTTATGACCAAGTAGCTCCTATTGCTCAAGCCCCAGAAACATTACAATTCTTCTATGCGAATTATCCGCTAATTGAACTAACAGATGTTTACTGGAATAGTTCTACAGATTTAGCTAATGGCAGTACAGGTTATTTTTACAGCGCAGAAGGCCAAATTTTACAAATTGGTGCGTATGTAGCTAACAACAACAAATATATTGTACAGAATTCAATAGTTCGCTTTAATCCAGGCGCGGGCAATTATTTTGATAGTCAAAATAATGTTCAAGTAGGTACACCAAGTAAACCTGGTGATAAGTTTTATGTTTACGCAAATATTGAACAAGTAGTAGGTGATGGTACTAATGGCGGAGCAGGCAATTTATCTAGCGGTAAAGGCCCAGTAACCATTAACCAGACAGTACCAACTGGCGTTAATATTGATAAAGTATTTGCGGTATTTAATAATAGTTTGTCTAATACTCTAGTACAAACAATGGTAGGATATATCCAAGCATTTGCTAATTTTGGTCTACGTTATGATGTAAATCAAGCGGCATGGATTATTATTGCGCCAGGTGACCTAGACCTAACAAATGATTTTAGTTTATCATACGCAGGTAATACTGCTGGACAAAGTTTAGACAGTAGTTGGTTGATCAGCTTTCAAACTGTGGGTAAAACATATACAGTTAGCTATCGTGGATTGAATTACATTTTTGAAAGTGTAATCGAAACAGACTTCTACTACGATGGCACTACTAAAATTTATGATGTTACTACAGGATTAGTAGTACACGATCAAATTAAAGTATTGAAAGTTAATAGTAACCCAGATGATTCTAATCCATTAGCGGTTGACTATACTTGGTACGTCTATAAGAGTATAGTAGAAGTTGACGGATATGTTGACACTAATCGTGTATTAATTACATTTTCTGATGTTAATAATGATGGTGTTCCAGACAATCCAGAACTATTTGAATTGCTTGTAAGTCCAGAGACAAATACCACTAGCAAGTATGTGTATTTCCAAGAAACAACAGGATATGATAATTTTGTAACACAAACGCCTGTAGACAACTCAACTGTGGTATCGATTTATGATAGTCTAATATCAGCACAAGCTGCGGCAACTATATATCAAGCTAATCAATTGTTCTATATTCCATCATTGGATAGTTTTTATCAGCTAAGTGTTAATGGCGCTGTGTATACATTAAATCCTGTTACAGGATACGTGGCAAAAATTGGTCGTCAAGGTATGTATTTCCAATATCGACACAATAGCCCAAACAATCGTCGCATTGACCCTAGCCCGAATAATATTATTGATTTGTATGTACTAACACAACAATATTCAACAGATTATATTGCTTGGGTTCAAGACACCACTGGGTTAGTAACACAACCAAGTGCTCCTAGCAGTGAAGAGTTGGAAATAAGCTATAGTACGCTTGACAACTACAAAGCAGTTAGCGATACTATCATTTATAACCCGGCAGCATTTAAGCCTTTGTTTGGAGATAAAGCAGATCCTACACTACAAGCAACCTTTAAAGTAGTTAAAAATCCTAATGTGGTTATTAGTGATAATGAAGTCAAATCTAGTGTGATCGCAGCCATTAATAGTTACTTTGATGTGGCTAATTGGGACTTTGGTGAAATATTCTACTTTAGTGAATTAGCGGCATACCTACATGTACAATTAGTACCAAACATTTCTAGTATTGTTATTGTTCCGTCGAACACTACTAGTGTATTTGGTAGTTTAATGCAGGTCAATGCTGACATCAATGAAATTATAACCAGTGCAGCTACTGTGGACAACGTAGAAATAATCACTGCTATTACAGCCGCCCAACTCAATCAAACCGGCGCAGTTGTAACAGCTTAAATACATAATAACTTAAAAGATAGACTATGGCGATAAGACAAACTAAAAACTTTTTACCTGGCGTATTCCAGACTGATACAAATCAAAAATTTCTATCAGCTACAATGGATCAATTGGTCAGTGAACCTGATCTAACTAATTTATATGGTTATATAGGCCGCACATTTGCTCCGACGTTTCAATATGGTGATAGTTATATTACTGAACCGTCAACCGAGCGCCAAGATTATCAACTTGAACCTAGTGTAGTAATCCGAGATCAGCAAAATAATATCACATTCTTTGCGTCTTATACTGACTTACTAAATCAAATTAGTTATTACGGTGGATTCACAAACAATCAAAGTAGACTATGGGAACAAGAATACTATACGTTTGACCCATTGATTAGTTTTGACAAACTAGTTAATTTTACTCAATACTATTGGTTACCTGACGGCCCTGATCCTGTAGATGTTAATACTACCGGAATTCAAATACAAGAAACATATACTGTAACTAAAAATTCCAGCACAGGCGAATTGGTATTTATAGCCAATGGCACTGTGAATCATAGTCTGACCCTTGCTCGAGGCGGTGTATACAATTTTGTAGTAGATCAGCCCGGGCATCCGCTATGGATACAAACAGATATTGGCACAAGCGGAACTCTAACTCAAACAGGTACAATTAGTTCGCAGTCAGTGTTGGGAGTAGCTAACAATGGCACCGATGTTGGTACTATAACATTCCAAGTACCGCAAGCATCGGCACAAGATCGCTGGGTTAATATGCAGACTGTGTCTAATGTTGACTATGCTACACCAGTTCCTTATAATACTTGGCAAAATAAAACAGTCAGCCAAT